AGCGGATTATGTACGAATGTGTGATTCGTTGCGAATACAACAGACTTTGCCTGCCCCTATGTTTCGGTATTTCTATTTACCAGCCGAAGGATGCGAAATGGCGACCATTGGTATCGGTGAGGATGGAAAATATGCAGACGGATTTATTCGTCCCATTAAAAAACGAATACGAGTACCGTTTGATGACCCCAGAATCCCACCTCTCGCGACTTGTAATTATTTCAAATGGGCTAAACCCGATACAAGAAGTGCCTATGAAAGTGGGCAAAGTAGCGACTTACAGAAATGTCTTGATTTCCGTGCTGCTTCCTTCTGTCGCGATATGATTAAGCATAAGAAATTGAATGATGCTAATAATATATTTAACCGTATGGTTTAACTTTAATATTAATTAATTATGAGTGATTTTAATCCTTTAGACCGAGCCCGCATTGCGACGCATCGGTCGTCTTTCGATTTGAGTTCGAAAAAATTGTTCACCGCTAAGATTGGTGAGATTCTGCCCTGTTACTGGCAAATTGCTATTCCAGGTAACAAGTACCGTATCTCGTCTGATTGGTTTACCCGTACTGTTCCGGTAAACACAGCTGCTTACACCCGTATCAAGGAGTATTATGATTTTTACGCTGTACCGTTGCGATTGATTTCCCGCGCGCTTCCACAGGCATTTACCCAGATGTCGGACTATATGACTTCTGCAGCTTCTAATTCTGCTAATACGACACAGCTGTCTAATGTGCCTTATGCTCCGGTTGGTAATATCTCTGCCGAGATTCAAGCCCGTGTAGCTGCTAACACTGTTGATGATGCCGGTTTTGGCTTTGCCTATGGTTCTTGCAAGTTGCTTGATATGCTTGGTTATGGTTCATTTATTGGCACTAGTAATACTAAGAAAAAAGAGATTACTCTGCAGTATCTTGGTCTTGATATAGCTTCATTGTCTGATTCTCAGAATCCGCTTATCTATGGTACTAGTGTCAACTTGAACCTTCTTCCTATTTTCGCTTATCAGAAGATTTATTTTGATTTCTATTCCAATTCTCAATGGGAAAAGCATTTGGCTTATTCTTATAATGTCGATTATTGGGATGGTACTGGTTCTGTTGAAATTGCCGCTGATATGATTAAGCTACGTTATGCTAACTATCCTAAGGATTATTTCCTTGGTGTACTTCCTTCGTCTCAGTATGGCTCGGTAGCTGTTCTTTCCCCTATTGCTCCTTCTCGTGGTTCTAATATGGTTCTTGCTGGTACTGAACCCTCGGGCCAAGGTTCTTTAACGGGTATTTCTATTGTTAAAAACTCTCCTTCTCAAACAACGTTGGCTACTGCTAATACTTCGTTAGACGATCGTGCTCTTTATCTTAACTCAGATTTATCTGCATTGTCAATTCGTGCCACAGAATATCTCCAGCGTTGGAAGGAAGTAGTACAATTTTCTAGTAAGGATTATTCAGACCAGATGGCTGCTCAATTCGGTATTAAAGCCCCTGAATATATGGGAAATCATTCCCATTATATTGGTGGTTGGTCTAATGTGATTAATATCAATGAGGTTTTGAACACTAACTTGACCGCCGATAATTCTCAGGCTGTTATTGCTGGTAAAGGTGTTGGCTCTCAATCTGGTCATACTATTACTTATGATTGTGGTGCTGAACACCAAGTGATTATGTGTGTCTATCACGCTGTTCCTTTGCTTGACTGGTCCCTTAAGGGCCATAATCCCCAGTTGCTATGCACGGCTGTGTCTGATTTCCCGCAGCCTGCATTTGACCAGTTAGGTATGCAACCTGTTCCTGCTCTGACGCTTAACAACAGTCCGTCTTCTCCTACTGGTAATATCGGATACAATTTGCGTTATTGGCAATGGAAGTCTGCCGTAGATACGGTTCATGGTGCATTCCGCCCTGCTGCTGCTTACCAGTCTTGGGTTGCTCCGCTTCAAGGTTCTCAGGTTCAAGTTTCTGGCCAGTCTACGTTGAGTTATCAATCATTTAAGATTCGTCCTCAGCAACTGAATTCTATTTTTGAACCTCAAATTTCTACTAGTAAATATAATGTGGCTTATGACCAGTTATTGTGTAATGTTAATTTCCAAGTGTATGCTGTGCAAAACTTGGATAGAAATGGTTTACCTTATTAATTGTGTGTTGTTATGAGAAATTTTGCTTATTTTAATCCTGATTTTGAACAGGATACTGTGACTCCCGAACTGGTTGAAGGTAATCCTTGCTATGAACCTAGTGTATATGATTCGGTCATGCTGGAAGAATTGTCTGACAACTCGTATATGTATATGGATATGACTTCCATTCTCCTTAATCAGGAAAAGTATCGTCGTCTCCTTGGTGATATGAATGTTCAGAACATTCTTGCCCAGATGCATCCTACTCAGTCTACTTTTATGGACAATATGACTGATGAGGAGCGTTTTAATTGTGTCGTTTCTCGACACTGTCAGACTATGTCGGAACGTCAAGCTGTCCTTCAACAGCTGTCTAGCGAGCAGTCTGAACTTACTAAGTATGCTGAAGCTATGTTGGCAGAGTTAAAGTCAGCGCCCACTTCTGTGTCCGCCTCTGACGCCGTTGCTCAATGAGATTCTATGAAATTGGAGAAAGCCCCTTAATGGAGCACTCCGAAAAGCGTATTGCTCCGCTTCTTGTTGGTGGTCTTATTGCAGCTGGCGCTTCTCTTGCTGGCAATGCCATTGGTGCTTCTTCCCAATCTGCTACCAATGAGGCTAATGTTGAGATTAACCGTCAGAATAACCAGTTCAACGCTGACCAAGCCGCTATGCAACGTCAGTGGTTAACTGATATGTGGAATCGTAATAATCGCTATAATTCGCCTAACGAGATGATTTCTCGTGGTCTTAATCCGTTTATTGGTTCTAACGTTGGTGCAGGTGTTTCTAAGGCTCCCGCTTCTGGAGGCGCTGCTGCTTCTGCTGCTCCTTCCCCTAGCTTACAGGCTTTTCGTCCCGATTTCTCTGATGTCGGTTCTGCCTTGGCTTCCATGGCCCAAGCCCGCGCTTCTATGCTTAACGCCGAACAGAATGTTGCCCTTACTCCGTATCTTATTAATAAGACGATTGGTGATACGAATTATCGTAATATTGGTATTGGTCAGTCCGGTTACTGGAATGCTTCTACTGGCAGGGAATCTGCTCTTTTAGACCAGTCTAAGGAATATCAGGAACTCAAAAATATGGAGTTTGCTGGTCGTCTTACTTCTGCCCAAGAGGCGCAGATTTTGCTTGATTCTGAGGCTCAGCAGACACTTAATAAGTATCTTGATGAACAGCAACAGGCTGATTTATTCATTAAAGGCCAGACTTTAGCTAATCTCTACGCTCAAGGTGCGCTTACTGAGGCTCAATACAAGCATGAGATGGCCTTGGCTGTTAAAACATCTGTTGAGTCTAATGGCCTTAGGATTCAGAACAGAGTCGCTGACGCAACGGCTGATTCTCTTATATATGCGAATATTCATGCTAATCGTTCTCTTGGTCTATCGTCTTTGTGGAATTCTAAGAATATGAACGCTGTTAAGAATATGGAGTATTCTAAAGAAAAGACTGTTCGTGACTACTATAAGTGGAGTACTAAAGAGAAACAGAAGGATGTTAATTCTTATGACTTACGTAACGCTATTGAGTATGGTTCTCGTGTTTTTCAAGGTGCCGGTAATATAATCGGAGCTATGCACCCTGATACTCGGATTTATCGTAATGGTCGGTAAACATTCTTTAGGATGAAAAATGGAGCGGAGCGACTTCCTTATAGGAGCGTTCCGCTTTGGTATTTTTTGACTTGTTCTTTTTCCGAAAGTATCGTATACCGCTAGTCTGGTTAATTAAGCGAAGCCCCTAGTTGTGTACGAAGTAAATTCGAGTTATCCTCTCGAATTCTCCTTTTTCTTGTCTATAAACGCACAACTCACACTCTACGGTAGAATCTAAAAAAAAAGCTTTTTCTTTGGATTTATGAAAATAGTTCGTATATTTGCTCCCAGTTAGAAGTTACAACCATTATTAACATTTTAAAATTCTTACAGTTATGCAAAAGTTTATTATTTCAGTTAAGGAAAAAATTACTGGTCGTGATGTTATCCCGCCTTATGTCGTTAATTCTCTCGATGGTCTTGGAAACTATTCTGAGCGAATTTCTTCGCTGGGTCTTATTGTTATTGTGGATTCAATTAAAGAAGAGAATGATTTTGTTGAACTTAAAACTCAAACTAATGAAAAGGAATAATATTTGGAAAATTGTAATTGGCGCTGTTTCCGCTGCTTTAGGTTACATTCTTAATGCTATTGGATTATGAATTATACTCTTATGCATTTTGTTGAGTATTTGTTATATTCTAATGCTCATTTTTCGGTAACTAGCGCTAGACGTACTCCCGAACAGAATAAGGCTTGTAATGGTGCTTCGAATTCTCAGCATCTTGTAGGTGAGGCTATTGATATTAAACCTTATGGTTCTACTTCGTTTAATAAGTTGCTCGAAATGATTCATCTTTTCTCTGATAATGTTTCTCCATTCGATCAGCTTATTTTATATCCGACATTTATTCATGTTTCATTCTGTTCTCGTAATCGTAGGCAGGTCATTGATAAACGTAAATAATTATGAAATATTCTCCCGATTTGCTTAAGGCTGCCGCTCATTGTCAGCATCGTTCATTTATTACAAATAAGTATACTGGTGCACGCATTGCTGTAGATTGCGGTCAATGTGATTATTGTATCCATAAGAGAGCCCAAAAAGCGTCCATGCGTGTGAAGACAGCTGGAAGTGCTTTTAAGTATTCTTATTTCGTTACACTTACTTATGATAATGAACATATTCCTCTTATGGCTTGTAAGGTCTTGCATAGTGAGTATGAGGACGCTATAGGCATTTCGGGTGATATTCATTTTGGCCATGAATATCATAAGTATGTTCCTGTTTCCGAATATCAATGTGATGATAACTCCATGTTGCGTCATATATTCTTCGAGCAAGTACAAGGTACAGTGCCGTTTGACCGTGATATTAAGGAACATGTTCCTATTAAGGATAATTGGTTTCTTAGCATGGATGCTATTCGTAGTTTTATCTATAAGTCGCAATCGGTTGACAAAACGGATTATCCCGTTTCTGAACAATACGGTCGTGATAACCTTATTCCCTTTTTGAACTATGCTGATGTTCAGAATTATATTAAAAGATTACGTAAATATTTATATAAACAACTAGGTTCTTATGAATCGTTACATTTCTACGCTGTCGGCGAGTATGGCCCTGTTCACTTCCGCCCGCATTATCATATCTTATTATTCACAAACTCGGAAGAAGTCTCAAAGGTACTACGATACTGTCACGATAAGAGTTGGAAATTCGGTCGTTCAGATTTCCAGATTGCCCGAGGTGGCGCTTCTTCGTACGTTTCGAGTTATATTAATAGCCTTAGTTCTGCTCCCTTATTATATCGTTCATGCCGCGCGTTTAAACCCAGCTCGAGAGCGTCTCTCGGATTCTTTGAGAAAGGCTGTGATTTCGTGGAAGGTGAAGACCCTTATGCGCAGATTGAGCAAAAAATCGATTCTGTCGTTAATGGAAGAGTCTATAACTTCGGCGGCTTCAGTATTCGATCAACTCCACCCATGTCGTATATCCGTACCTTATTGCCCCGATTCTCGTCTGCTCGCCATGACGATAGTATTGCGATTGCTCGAGTTCTTCGCGCTGTACACTCAACGCCAAAAAGAATTGCAAGATATGGATTCATTAGCTATGAACAGGATTCAGTTTTGAGTCTTGTTCGTGCTTATTATCGATATCTTAAGTCTAACCCTATTCTTACTGAAGATGATAAAATTGTATTACATTCTGCTAGGTGCCTTACTAGGTTCTGCAACAGTTCTAGTGATGTCGATATTTTGTCTTATATTAATAAGTTGTATCGGCTGTTCCTATATGTCCATAAATTCTTCCGTAACTGGCATTTGCCTCTCTTCGGCTGTAATATTGATTCTTACGCCGGTCGTATTATGTTTATCATTAAAACAGGCATAGATTATGAGAAGAAAAAGAATTATGAAAGTCTACGAGATGTATTCAACATACGCTCCGCTAACCCGAACATATCGGATTGTATGTTTGCGTTGCCTGCGAACGGGCAGGAGCGTGATGTCTTGTCAGATATTTCATGTGAAACGGTTCAACTCCTTGAACAACTTCGGTATCGTAGTGCGACATATTGTCGTGATATGATTAAGCATAAGCGGCTTAATGATGCTAATGATATTTTCAACCGTATGGTTTAATTTCTATAACTTTTAATTTATTACATTATGAGTGATTTTAATCCCTTAGATCGAGCGAGAATTAATACTCATCGATCTTCCTTCGATTTAAGTTCGAAGAAATTGTTTACTGCTAAGGTCGGTGAAATTTTGCCATGTTATTGGCAAATCGCTATTCCTGGAAATAAATATCGTATTTCCTCGGATTGGTTTACCCGTACTGTCCCTGTTAACACGGCTGCTTACACCCGTATCAAGGAATACTATGATTTCTACGCTGTACCGTTACGTTTAATTTCTCGTGCGCTTCCGCAGGCATTTACTCAAATGACGGACTATATGACTAGTGCTTCTAGTTCTACTGCTAATGCATCTGCGCTTACTTCTGTACCTAATGTTGCTCAGAGCGTCTTTAGTTTGTTTCTTCAGATGGCGAATGCTGGTGATCAGCCTAATACTCGTGATGATGCTGGCCTCCCTATTGTCTATGGTACTTGTAAGCTGCTTGATATGCTTGGTTATGGTTCTGTGATTGCTAGTAATAATGCAAGTAAGGCTGCTATTACTGAGAAATATTTAGGTGTTGGTACCCTTGGTGATGCTAATAATCCTTTGGTTTATCAGACTTCGCAGACTGTCAATGCTCTTCCGTTTCTTGCTTATCAGAAAATTTACTATGATTTCTATAGTAATTCTCAATGGGAAAAGCACAAAGCTTACGCCTATAATGTAGACTATTGGTCTGGAACTGGTAGTCTTTCACTGGTTACCGATATGATTCAACTTCGCTACGCTAACTATCCGAAGGACTATTTCATGGGCATGTTACCTAGTTCTCAGTATGGTTCGGTAGCTGTTTTGCCAGGTGCCTTATCTCCTTCTGATAGCCCGTCCCGTGTTTTTGCTTATACTTCGGGTACTGGTTCTGTTGGTTCTATATTAAATAGTGCCTCTTCTAATGATGTTGTTACTAATAATACCTCTGCTTCTGCTCGTTATGCTACTCTTAATTCCGATCTCTCCGCTCTTTCAATTCGTGCAACTGAATACCTGCAGCGTTGGAAAGAAGTAGTACAATTCTCTAGTAAGGACTACTCTGACCAAATGGCTGCTCAATTCGGCATTAAGGCTCCCGAATATATGGGTAATCATTGTCATTATATTGGAGGTTGGTCTAGTGTTATCAACATTAATGAAGTAGTTAATACCAACCTTGATACTGATTCCTCACAGGCTTCTATTGCAGGCAAAGGCGTATCTAGTAATTCAGGTCATACTATTACTTATGATTGTGGCGCTGAACATCAGGTAATTATGTGTGTGTATCACGCTGTACCTATGTTGGACTGGAATTTGACAGGACAGGCTCCTCAGCTGACTGTAACTGCCATTTCTGATTTCCCCCAACCTGCATTTGATCAGCTTGGTATGCAGGCTGTTCCTGCTTTGAAACTTCAGAATAACCCTGGCCGCAATGTTTCTGGTTCTCTTGGCTATAGCCTCCGTTATTGGCAGTGGAAATTTAATATTAATACCGTTC